GTGGCATTACGGGCAATTAGCTCAGTTAGGCAGAGCGGTACATGAAAATTGTTGGTAGTTTGTCATGGTATCTTTTTAATGGTTTCATCATGTACAGGTCGCGGTGTTCAAGTCCCGCATTGTCCACGAGAATTTTCCTCTATTATTAATTAACATGCCGGTGAAAAGGACACCGTCGGGATAGCCCCGGTATTTATTTGATTTATATTATTCCAAAAAAATTGTTTACATCATCCCGGTGTAGCGTGATTGCTTATCCGGGAGCAAGTAACCCGCGAGGGCGAATGCATTTAATGTAATTAGTAGTTTTGTCGTGTTTTATTTTGTGTTAGTATTGGTGTATCGTCTGTGAAGATAGTACACCTTTTTTATTTCGGAGAAGTGGCGGAATTGGTAGACATTAGAAAGCTATGCAGATACTCGTTGCACTTCACACTGTAAGTGGCCAATCGGTTGGAACGCTGCAATCCCGGTTCGAGTCCGGGTTTCTCCACAAGCCTTTAGGATGGAAGAAGCGAAATAGAAGCAAAAAGGCTCATGTAGTTTACGGGCTGCTGGTATAGATTCTGGCTGACACGACGGAAAGACGCCGAAAGACTGCATGGGTGTTTCTATTAGAGCTGAAGTTGTTATCATGTGAATGCCCCGGAGAATACTCTTCGGGGTTTTTAATTGGTATTATGAGTAACATAGAATTGAACGAAAGACAGAAGCTCATTATTGCAGGCAAGATTTGTCCGTATTGTGGGCGACAAACTGAATTTGTAGACAGTATCGAGGTGTATGGGACGTCTTATGGCATGATTTATCTCTGTAGGGATTGTGATGCCTATGTAGGTGTTCACAAAGGGACTGATAGGGCACTTGGTCGCTTGGCTCAAAAGCAGCTACGGAAACTAAAGCATCAGGCCCACGAGTATTTCGATAAGATCTGGATGAATAAATACATGACACGACATGAGGCTTATGTCTGGTTGTCTCATATACTGGAAATACCAGTTGAATATACTCACATAGGGATGTTTTCTGAGGTAACTTGTGAACGTGTGATCAACTTTAGCAAGCAGTTGCTGAATGATTATAGACAGCTTGAAATAGGGCAGAGGAGAAGCCCTAAATTACCTCATTTCCCTTTATGAAAATGGCGTTAAAATGGCGAAGTTTCTGTTTGCTCATCTTGTCATTTTACGATAACTTTATAGATGTAAAGAACTAAAAGTCAAACCAATAAATTTAAAATTATGGCTGGAAAAAAAGTAGAACCTGCAACAGACTGTGCAGAAAACAAATTCAAGTCTATCAGACCTTTATTAGCATCCGAGATAGAGTGCAGAGTGGGGACAATGAAAAATGACGGTACAGGTTGCTCATTGTTGCTGTACAAAGATGCAAGGGTGGATATGCGATTACTCGATGAGGTATTCGGTCCCATGAATTGGAAACGCACTCACGATGTCGTTAACGGAAATCTATTCTGCACATTATCCATTTGGGATAGTGAAAAGAAAGAATGGATTAGCAAACAGGATGTTGGTGTGGAATCCAAGACTGAGGCTCAAAAAGGGCAAGCCAGTGATGCTTTCAAACGTGCCGGTTTTAACTGGGGACTTGGAAGGGAACTTTATACAGGCCCGTCCATCTGGATTCAACTCGATAGGACAGAAGTTTATCAGAAAGGGAGTTCTTTTGGGCTTTATACAAAGTTCAGTGTCAAGCAAATTGAGTATAATGACCAAAAGGAGATTATTCTGTTGGTCATTACTGATAACAAGGGTAATGTGCGTTTCACTTTCGGTAATGCAAAAGAGAAAGTGGTTAAGCCTTCTATTCCGGTTCAAGGTTCAGGAGCTGTTTTTACGGGTGCTGATTTAGACCGTGCAGTGAAGGAAATGCGAGCCGTTCAAAGCCATAAAGAGCTTGTTGAAGTATGGAACAAGTACCCTGCTTTGAAAAATAACAATGAATTTAAAAACGCCTGTATGGCTATGGGCAAAATTTATTCTCAACAATGATAGATTTAGTTAAGTCAAGTGTGGTTTTCAATGAAGAAGACCACACTTATTTTCTCGGTGATAAGGAACTGAAAGGTATTACCGGCATGATAAGCCGACAACTGTTCCCGGACAAATACAAGGAAGTTCCGGAATTTGTCTTGAAGAGAGCTGCCGAAAAAGGAAGTCGTATTCATGGACAATGCCAGTTTGTCGATTGTACCGGGTTGCCGCCTGAGAGTGTGGAAGCCGAAAACTACCTCAAAGAGAGAATGAATGCCGGCTATAAGGTTGTTGCTAATGAATATACCGTTTCGGATAACGAGTATTTTGCATCCAATATTGATTGTGTCTGGTGTAAAGATGAAAGAGTCAGCATTGCTGATATTAAAACCACTTATAATCTGGATAAAGAATATTTGAGTTGGCAACTGTCAATCTACGCGTATCTCTTTGAAATGCAAAATCCTTTAATTAAGGTTGATAAGCTATTTGGTGTTTGGTTGAGAGGCGATAAATCCGAGTTAGTTCCGATTGTGCGTAAATCCGATGCCGAAGTTCAAAGGTTGCTGGAATGTGAAATCAATGGAGAACAGTTCCTAACTATAACTCTTGTTCCTGCTGATGAAAAGCTGCTCATCCCGATGCAACTGGTTAATACTATCATTGAAATGGAGGAACAAGCCAGTTTTATTTCTGAGAGGCAAAAGGAATATAAAGAGAAGCTGAAAATTGCGATGAGAGATAATGGTGTTAAGTCTTGGGATGCCGGACGGATGAAGGTTAGCTATACACCACCCTCACAAAGCAAGAGTTTTGATACAAAGAAGTTCCAAGAAGATTACCCAGAACTATATGCTAAATATTTGAAGACAGCGAATAAAGCGGATAGCATCCGCATAACCATAAGGGAGGAAGTTAAATGAGTGTGAATAAAGTAATTCTTCTTGGGCATGTTGGCAAGGACCCGGAAGTAAGATCGTTGGAAGGTGGTATAAAGGTGGCTACCTTTTCCCTTGCCACAACAGAAAAAGGGTATAAAATGCAAAATGGCACTCAGGTTCCAGATCGCACAGAATGGCACAACATTGTTGCATGGCGTGGTATTGCAGAAACGATTGAAAAGTATGTCCATAAGGGAGATAAATTATATCTTGAAGGAAAGATACGTACACGTAGCTATGATGATAACAAAGGTGTGAAGCGGTATGTTACTGAGGTTTTTGTGGATGATATGCAGATGCTTTCTCCGAAGCCCCAACAAGTTGCACCGCCGCCAGCTCCTGGTTTTCAACCACAATCATCGGCTGCTCCACAATATCAACAGGAACAATCGGGTCATAATCAGTGGGGGCAAAGCCAATCTTCATCCGGTCATACTCCAGATGTGAATGATTTGCCTTTTCCTGTATACTAAATTATGGAAGCGACTTTAACGAAAAAGGACGGTAAAATCCAAATGGATAAGTCTTTTGAGTTTATGTGTAGCACTTTGCGCAATGGTGATTATACTGTCACCATTAAGCGCAAGACACAACCAAGAACGTTGAACCAAAATGCACTCATGTGGAAATGGTTTCAGTGCATTGGCGCTTGTCTACGTGAGTATACCGGTGAAGAGTATTGGAGTACAGCCGATGGCGTGCAGGACATTCACGATAGATATTGCAGAAAGTTTCTTGTAAAGAAGATAACCGTCAATGGAAAATCAGAGGCCATAGTTCGGGGCACAAGTAAATTAAACACTTTGGAAATGCACAATTTCATGGAGAGCGTTAAGATAGATGCTGCTGCCGAGTTTGGCATTACACTTCCTCTGCCTGAGGATCAACATTACTTAGATTTTATTCATGAGTACCAGAATCGGTACTAAAATCAATTTATAAAGTATGATTGCAAATTTGAGAGATTACGAACCCAGTATTATTGAGTTCGTAATCCCCGAAGCTATTCGGGAAACATTTCCCCCGGTATTATTCGAGGGATCGACAAATGTCGATGAGATAATTAAACTGGTGAATGAGAACTTCAATGCTACATTTCCAGAAAGTGAAATTACTCAGCGCATTCTTGATGCGTTTGAAATAGACGAGATCCGGGAGGAATATTGCATAAAGCAAGAGAACGAAGTTCCAAAGCGTGAGAGGGAATTACTTGAGGCCATCGAACGGGCTAAAAAAATCAAGAGTGATGCCCAGGAGCGTCTTGCAGCGATAAAGACTGAAATAAAAGACTTGGCTGCCGAGGTAAAGAAAGGTACGAAAGATTATCAGCTTTCCAGCAAAAATACCGTTCGTTTCGCCTTGAATGGGTATTTCATCTATTACTCTTGGGTGAATGGACAATTGACACTGGTCAAGGGTGAAAAAATCCCTGCATGGGATAAGCGCTCATTGTGGGCTCAGGAAGACAGAAACCGTAAAGCCATGCTCGATTTGTTCGGTCTTGAGTATCCTGAGGTTGAACGTCCTGTTGATGATGAGGATGCTTTGTCTGGAGATTTAGGTGAGAATCCTTTTGATGGGGAAGACGATGATCCGGAAGACGATGAGTAGATTACAGCATAAGAAAGGCAGAAAGTCCAAATATGCAAAGTCCCTTTGCTCAAATCCACAATGGGAAGAGGCTAAAAGGAAAACTCGTATAAGAGATGGACATAGATGTCAGATGTGCGGTAAAGACTTCAATTTAGAGATTCATCACAAAAAGTATAGGGTTAACGGCCAGTCGATAGTGGGGCATGAGCTTGACTACCTTGACTGTCTTGTTACCCTTTGTGGTGACTGCCATGAGAAAGTGCATAAATATCATATCAGATTATGACATATCAATTAAGAGATTATCAAAGTAGGGCAAGTGCCGCCGCTGTCAATGCTTTCAAGTCTAAGACTAAAAAGAATTCAGTTTTAGTACTTCCCACCGGTGCCGGAAAGTCTCTCGTAATTGCTGATATAGCATCAAAGATTGAGAGCCCTTTGATTGTTCTTCAACCGAGTAAGGAGATCCTAAAACAAAATTTTGCAAAAATCCAGTCGTATGGAATCTTTGATTGCGCTGTTTACTCTGCATCACTCAACAGAAAGGATATTAACCGAATAACATTTGCTACGATAGGAAGTGTAATTAAGCACATGGATTTTTTCAAACACTTCAAATATGTAATTGTTGATGAATGTCATTTGGTAAATTCAAATGGTGGGATGTATAAGACCTTTTTTGAAGATGTACAACGAAAAATTGTCGGATTAACCGCTACACCTTACCGTTTATCGACAAGTGGTGGAGGTGCAATGCTCAAGTTCATAACGAGAACCCGGCCGAAAATCTTTTCGGATGTGATTTACCATTGCCAAGTTAGCGAATTGCTTGCTAAAGGTTTCCTTGCAAGATTGAATTATTATGATTTGACAAGGATAGACCTTACCCGTGTAAGAAGTAATTCTACAGGTGCCGATTATGATGAAAAGAGCTTGTCTGCTGAGTTTGCACGAGTAGATATCTATAATTACATCACTAACACGGTGAAACGTCTCCTACGCCCTAAATCCGGTATTCCCCGTAAAGGTATCCTGATATTTACAATGTTTACCCGGGAAGCTCAAATGATTGCTTCTGCTATTCCTGGAAGTGCTTTTGTCAGCGGTGAAACTCCAGCTAATGAACGAGATAGGATTCTTGGAGATTTCAAATCCGGGAAGATAAGGGTTCTCGCTAATGTCGGTGTGTTAACAACCGGCTTTGATTATCCTGAACTTGATACTGTTGTCCTTGTGCGCCCTACAAAATCCCTATCTCTCTATTATCAGATGGTAGGTCGTGTTATTCGTCCAGCTCCCGGTAAAGAGGGTTGGTTGATTGATTTATGTGGAAATTACAGACGCTTTGGTAAAGTCGAGGACCTACGTGTTGAACAGCCGGAAAAGGGGAAGTGGTGTGTCATGAGCCGCGGCCGGCAACTAACTAACGTTTACTTTTGATTATCATGTTTTGGAATAAATATAAGAAGAAAGAGAAGAAGATGCCACTTTTTGAAAAAGCTGGTGTCAAGGTGGAAAGGCAACCAAACTTGAAAGAGAAGTTGGACAAGAAGTTCAGCATGTTTATCCGGCTAAGAGATACGATGCCGAACGGATATTTCTGCTGTATTTCATGTGGGCAAGTGAAACCATTCGAACAGGCTGACTGTGGCCATTATATTAATCGCCAACACATGAGTACGCGCTTTGATGAGATGAACTGTAATGCCCAGTGCCGGCACTGTAACCGTTTCATGGAAGGTAACATTCAAAGCTATCGTCGTAGGCTTGTGGCGAAGTATGGGGAGAAAAGAGTGCTTTTGCTTGAATCGAAGCAGCATGTTTGCCGTAATTATTCAGACTTTGAGTACAAGGAATTAATAAAGCATTATCAGGAAGAGATTAAAAAGCTGAAAAAGGAGAAAGGGCTATGATATGGCTGGACGACCTACTAAGCAAGGAATAGATTATTTTCCTATGGATGTGGATTTCTTTACAGATGTGAAGATACGGAAGATTGTTAGGGCATGTGGACCGCAATCGACTTCTATACTTATTTGCCTGCTGTGTAATATCTATAAAGATAATGGGTATTACATTTTGTGGGACGAAGATTTACCTTTTGTTATTGCTGACATTGTTGGGGTTTCCGAGGGTGCTGTACAGGAAGTCATGCTAAAAGCATTGCAAGTTGGGTTCTTTGATAATGAACTCTATGAAAAGCATAGAATACTTACTTCTTCCGGTATTCAGAAGCGTTTTCTTAATGCTACATATCAACGTAAAGAAACTATTATTATTCCTGATTATCTAATTAATTGCGCAAATAATCCAATTAATCATGCAAATAATTCGATTAATCTTACTGATAATCGACAAAGTATAAAGGAAAGTATAGTTAAAGTAAACAGAAAGGGAAATACTTCTAATAAATCTCCCAAAGAAACTTCTCCTAACGGAGAAGCAAAGAAAGCTGAACTTTCTTTGTTCCCTCAGGAAAAGATAAACTTTGTTGATTTGATGAATTTCTTCAATAATACGTTTGCAGGTAAACTTCCAGCAATAAGATCAATTGATGACAAGCGGAAAAAAGCTATTAAAGCTCGTGCTGCCCAATATGGTAAACAGGCTATTTTCGATGTATTCCAATTAGTGCTGAAAAGCTCTTTCTTGCTTGGGGAGAATGATAGAAACTGGCGTTGTGACTTTGATTGGATATTCAAACCTGCAAACTTCACGAAAATTTTAGAAGGAAACTACAATGGAAAACAAACTGATACTGCTGCCACAAGAAGAGAATCGGTTAATCACCTTAAAGAACTCGCCGGAGCAATATTGCGCGACTCTTCGTCCGAGGACGGTTGAAGATGTGTTCCTAAGTTCTGAACCGGCAATTGGAACCATCGTACGGAAATTTGGTGAACCCGAAGCGAGGGCTATATTGGTCTTTTTAATAGCTGATGTTTTAGAATTCTTCAATGTTGGAAATACCATGTCAGCAACACAAGTTGCAACAACTGTAGATTTAATCATTGAGGAATATCCCTATATGAAGACTGATGATTTCAAACTATGTTTTAAAAATGCCATGAAAATGAAGTATGGTGAGAACTATAATCGTATAGATGGATCAATTATCATGGGCTGGCTTCAAGAATATAATAAAGAACGCTGTGCTGCTGCTGATAATCAGTCTTGGAATGAACATAAGGCGTATAGGGCAGAGATACAGAAGCCAACCACTGGAATGTTTTATAGTGATTATCGGAGAGAACTTGAACGTAAAGCTTCATCCGGTGATAAATGTGCAAAAAATGCTTTGCGATTATCAGATGATATTATTGCTAAGTTGACTGTGAAGAAATACGAGAAACAAAGAAAGATTTTAGAGGAATTCTATAAAAAACAGGAAAAATGAAGTTGACCATATACTGGAAAACCAAAAAAGCTGAATGCATCAGGCATATAAGAAAACGATTTAATATCCCGTCAGGTATAACAGTAAATGGAGAAACGGTAGCTGATATCAAAGAAGAGGATATGGAATTGCTTCGTGAAACTGAAAAAATAGGTTTCATCCAGATACGTCATAAACCCTTATGAAAATGGCGTTAAAATGGCGAAGTTTCTGTTTGCTTATCTTGTCATTTTACGATAACTTTACTGATGTAAGGAACTAAAAGTCAAACCAATATAATATTTGAATTATGGAAATACAGAAAATTAAAATCGAGAAAATCAGTGCTTCACCCCTTAATCCGAGAAAGACTTTCGATGAAGCTGCTATCGAAGAACTTGCAGCCAATATTGAGAAACAAGGTCTACTACAGCCCATTACTGTCAGACCTACATCTGAGGCACCATATTTGGATGAAGATACCGGTGAGGTTATTAATGTGAAAGACACTTACGAGATTGTTTGCGGTGAACGCCGTTTCCGTGCTCTACAACTTCTGAAATCAAAAGAAGATGAAGAGAACATTGCGAAAATCAAAGCACATCGAAAAAAAACAGAGTTGTATCAAACAATCTCCTGTATTGTCAGAGAGATGACAGATGATGAGGCTTTTGATGCAATGATTACCGAGAACCTGCAAAGAAAAGATGTTGATCCCATCGAAGAGGCATTTGCTTTCTCTCAGTTAATGGAGAAGGGACGTACATTGGAAGATATAGCATTGAGGTTTGGGAAATCTACCCGCTTTGTTTTCGATCGTGTAAAATTGAACAGCCTAATACCGGAATTGAAAGCTCGTGTTAGGGATGGGGAAATTCCAATTTCCGGCGCAATGATCCTCTCTAAACTTGATGATACCGAACAGGCAAGGTTTCATAATGATAATGAAGGACAGTGTAATGTGATCATGATAAGAAGATTTGTGAGTAATTCCTTTATGGAGCTGGATAGGGCTGATTGGATTAAGGATAATGTAGATATCTGGGATGATGGTACATTCAAACCGTGTGCTGAATGCGAGTTTAGTACAGCAAATCACGGTTGCCTATTCTATGAAATGAATAGCGAAAAAGCTAATTGCACCAATCCCATATGCTACAAGAAGAAACAACTTGCTTATGTCCTGCGTAGAATACAAGCAGAAAATGGTATTCTCGTCAAAAATGGTGAGCCTCTGGTATTCGGGAAAACTGTTATTGTTGATGATGGCCCGCAATCATACTGGAGTGAAGAAAAGAAAACTATGCATGATAATACATTAGAGGCTATTAAGCAGTTAGGCTATTGCATTGTTAATCCGAATGAAGCCTTTAGAAGTAAATGTTGGTACGATGAAGAAGATGAACGTCTTCAAAAGATGCTTGATGATTCTGAAATTTACCGCTGTATATCTTGCTTTGATTACTGTGGGCCAGAGTTTAAAGTTCAATACTATTACATTAGAAAAGATGTTGCTTCCACTACATCAGCACTTGCAGATCCTAAAGAAATTGAAAAAGAAAAGGTAAAGGCCCAATTGAAGAGGGCAAAAGAGATTGTAGTGGAAAAAACTGCTGAAACCCTGCGTACCTGGGCACAAGAGAAACCTTACCATGAGCGAAAAGTTGAGTTAACAACCAATGAACAGCTTGTATTTGATGTGATGGTTCTCAGCCACTGCAAGAGTTCTTTTCTTAAATCACTCGGCTTGGATAAATATGATAAAAAGAGTGATTTTATGAAGTATATTGAAAATAATCAAGCTGATAGGGCACAATGGTATCGAGCTTTCATCGCTGAATCTTTGTCAGATAACAATGTGAATTTCTATCCTTATTTGCAAAGGTGCCAGAATCTTTTGTTCTCCGAACAGTATCCGGATGAATATCTTGAATTAAGCAAAAAACTTGGTGCATCATTTGAGAAGAAACAAAAGAAGCTCAATGCTCAACTGAAAGCACTTGATAATACTAACACAGAGGAAGCCTAACGGTTTCCTCTTTTTCAAGGTACACCATGAATAAGACTTGGAGTAATGAACAGTTAGCTATTCTTGATAGAGAATATCCAACTGCTGATCTAAAAGAATTAGCCAGTCTCTGGGTAAGACGAAAAGTTCTGTTAGGGCAAAGGCTAAATGTCGTAGATTGAAGCGCTCATCTGATGTAAAGGTATGGAACCCTAAAAAACAGGAAAAGCTGATTGCCTTATATCCGAATCATACTAATCAGGAAATAGCTTCACTCCTTGGTTCAACCGAAAGTGCTGTTGGAGGAAGGGCTTTTAAACTGAAACTTAGGAAGTCACCGGAATTCATGTTAGAACATTCTTCAAAGGGGTTCTTTCCAAAAGGACATCAACCGGTCAACAAAGGACGTAAACAAACAGAATATATGTCTATTGCTCAGATCGAGAAAACGAAGAAGACGCGTTTTAAAAAGGGGGATATTCCAAAGAATCATAAACCGATTGGGTATGAACGTATTACCAGAGACGGATATATTGAGGTAAAGACTACTGAGCCCAATGTATTTGAATTGAAGCACAGATTAATCTGGACTAAACACAATGGGGCGATTCCCGCTGATTGCGTTATTAGATTTAGGGACGGCAATAAACTGAATGTGGATATATCCAATCTTTATCTTGTGAGTAAGTCTGAGAATATGATATCTAATACAATTCACCGCTATCCTCCTGAATTGAAGAAAGCTATCAGAGCGTATGGAAAACTTAAAAAAACGATTAAAAAGTATGAAGAATAATATTAGTATAGATAGTTTGAATACACACTTGTTTGAAGCAATCGAAATGCTGAAAAATAATAGTGATCCTAATGCATCTGCCAATGAAAAGATAGATGTCAATACCGCAAAAAACATTGCTGATTTGGGAAAGGTAGTCATAGAAGGCTATAAAGTCAAAGCACAGGTGTTAAACATTATGGCCAAAACTGACAATCCCAATAGTACTAAACAGCTTTTGGGAGGTGCTGGAATAATATCACAGGAACTTCAAATCGAACAATAAAGAAGACATTATGATAGAGAAAACTATATATATTGCTGATGACAACAGTCGATTCGAAAATGAAAATGATGTATGGTTAGCCATACCGGGATTTCCTAAATATAAGATAAACAGAAATACCGGGACTGTTATAAGTACTTGTAGAGGAAAGGAACGATGCATTTCTATAAAATATAATACTGTTAATATGAGTACGGAGACAGGTATGCGTACTGGGACAACACTTCCCCGTGTCCTATACTCCGCCATACATAGGATAGATATACGCGATATACCCAAGAAGGCCGTTATCCGAATGAATAAAGACGGAGAACCGTATCTGATTTCCAGAGAAACAATAAATAGAGAAATTGCCTATAATCTTCGTAGATCTACCCCCCGTGTAGATGTATTGCAGGAATATAGAAAGTCTATAGAGTTCATAGAATTAGTGCTGTCATGTTATGAGTCCGGTGATTTTGCACCGATATATGTCAAAATCCAAAACATGAAAGGATTAATAATCAATTATATCAAAAAAAGATTCCTTATATCTGATGAGTATTCTTTGGATATGACTTGGTACGCTGTATCCGAATTGGCATTGGATGATATTGTTAATAAAAAAAGAATGATTCCTATGCTTGAGTATTATTTGAAAAGTATCTCTCGTTCATACGTAGCAAAAAAGAGACTATGCATGTATGGGAAAAATTCTATTGATGATCCGAATAACTATCTATTGAATGTATACAGATGATTAATCCAAAACAAACATCGGTTGAGAGTGGAATTCATCCCATCCGCTGTTGAGCTAAATAAATTATCTCATTAGAAGCAAGCAATGAGTCGAATATTTATAATTTCGACTCATTTTACTCAACTTCATTTTAATATTTATATCTTATGCGACGTTCTTCGATAATTAAACGCAGAGCTTGTGACTTTTGGTAGATATCAAGAAAAAAAGTTTCAAATTCAATTAGATTTAAAGTTGTGCTTGAGGTTAATCCAGAAACATGATACATCCCTATAATAGGTTTGGAAAAAGAAAATTGTTCGATTTCTGATATAGCAACAATGTATTCATAATCAAGTTGATGGAGCAATAACCTAACTTCGTTAATAAATGAACGATAGGTGTCTTCTTTCGAACTAATATATTCAAGCCAGTTTTTTGGGGAAATAACTCTATTACTAAGACTGCTAAGTGTAGAATCACCAGTGCATTGGGTTGATGAAAGAAGCTCTTTTATAACATCAGCATTTAATGCTTTATAATCAATATTTCGCCCTTGCTTTTTTGCCATGTCTATAAAAATCCCTTCAATGTTTGTAACTATCGCCATAGCTGGAAAATCAGACGATTTATAAATTATTTTCGCCTTATGTGTTTCAGGATAATGCACCGTTATGAGGTAAAAGATATATGCGGCAATAAAGGAGAGCCCAACTCCGTAGAAGAATTTACCGCAAGCAACGAAAAACTGACAAGGAGCTTCGATTTCAAAAAGCCATATATCCAAACAAAAGACTAGAATAACAGATATTACAGTTAACCAGTTTAGCGTCGGATTTAAAGTTTTAAAAAAGACATTCCAAAAATTGTTCATAAATATTTATTTTAGGCACAAAAATAGTGATAAAAATGAAAATCTGAAAGAATATACAAGCTAATTCAAACCAAGAAAAATATGAATAAGAAAGAAGTAATTGAAATGGCACAAAGACATTCAAAGGCTGCCATGTTTCAGGAGAGTTATTTGGCTGGCTTTCAAGCCGCTTGTAACATTGTCAGAGAAAAAATTGAAACTTGCCATAACGAAGAGTTCTGTGATGAGATGGAAGAACTTGCACAGGTTGCATATATGGATTTATCTTTCGACGATTAACGTATAACAAATAAGAAATGAATAATATTAATTTGAATGCCCTCCGTGATAGGGCATATAAAATCGCCTGTGAACATGGTTTTCACGATGAAGAATTGAGTAACGAACATTGCTTTTGTCTTGTCATTAGCGAGTTAATGGAAGCTGTGGAGGCAGACCGAAAAAATAGACACTTTGATAAAGAAAAGTATAAAAACGGTGAATATGCCGAGTGCCAAGGGTGGCTAACGAATGAGGAAAAGTTTATCAACGTATTCAATAGATATATCAAAGATACCATCGAGGATGAACTTGCCGATGCAGTTATTCGTCTATTTGACTTGGCAGGTATGCGAAATATTTCTTTTGAAATTGCAACTAAAGAGATAGGTGATTGCATCGATGATATGGCAGAATCTTGCAAAGACGAAACATTCACAGAGTCCATTTATGCCATATCTACACTTCCTGTAAGATATGATGGCTTATATGACTTCCATACTACCATTAATGATATGGTACTGTCTATCTTCGGACTTGCCAAACATCTTGAGATTGACCTACTTTGGCATATTGAGCAGAAGATGAAGTATAATAAATTCCGTAATAAGATGCACGGGAAGAAGTATTAACCTTCATAACTGAATAGAAATGAATATGGATTGGAGAGGGATTAGTTGTGCGCTTATCTGTGCGATACCTATTGTGGCCATTATTTGTGATACAGTAAAGAAAGTGTTTGAGATGAAATATAAAAAAGAAAATGATAATGAATTATGAAATACATTGTGAATCGGGCTGAATTGTTTGACTCTTCTGATAAGAAGACAGTTATAAAGAATATGAATGAGCCGACTAATGACGTAGAGGTCTTTAGGGAAGAAATTTGTAAAAAGTATGGTTGTGAGCGTGCGTTGTTAATGTACACTCAGGTGAAGTAATATAAAAAGTATAGCTATGATAACCTTAAACAAGCTTGCAGTTAAATGTTTGAGAACTGCGATCAAAAGAGGAAAAATCGGCAAGCATAGTTCAGCAAAAGCGATAATTGTCGCTATATCTGCTGAGTGGCGTGAGTTATGTAATGCCTCTGAGTATCGTAGTATGCATATTCCTAAATACTCAGAACAAGAGGAAGAAGCTGCCGATGTCATAATCGCTTCGTTGACATATCTTCAAAAAATAGGTTGTAAAGACATAGAACAGCTTATAAAGGACAAGATAAATTTTAACGCCAAGCGAGAGGATTAAGGTTGTTGTGCTGACTATGGTGATGTTGATTTTGTGTTGTTGAAAAATAGTTAGTTATGACAGAGATTATTTCTATTGCCCTCCTGGACTTTAACAAGGGGCAACTTGCCGGGCTTCCAAAGAACCCGCGCTTTTTCCGGGATTATCGATATGAAGCGATGAAGAAAAGTATTTCTGATTGTCCGGAAATGCTTGAACTACGTGAGTTGATTGTCTTTCCGTATTCGGATGGCAGGTACATTGTTGTTTGTGGTAATTTACGGCTCCGGGCCTGCAAGGAACTTGGCTACACTGAGCTTCCTTGTAAAGTCTTGGAACCGATTACTCCAGTCAGTAAATTACGCGAATATTCTGCTAAAGACAATATCAATTTTGGTGAGAATGATTTGGATATCCTACAAAATGAGTGGGATAGGGCAGAGTTACAGGATTGGGGTATGGAGTTTGCGCCGGAAAAGACTGAGGATGAATTCAAAGAACGCTTTGAAGCCATTACAGATGATACCGCTGTTTATCCTCTTATCCCCAAGTACGATGAAAAACATGAGCTCTTCATTATTATATCAAGTAATGAGGTTGATAGTAATTGGCTGCGTGAAAGGTTGAACATGCAGCGCATGAAATCGTATAAGACCGGGAAAGTGAGTAAAAGTAATGTTATTGATATTAAAGACGTTCGCCATGTCCTGCAAGATAGTAATACCAAGTCATAAGCGCCATGACCGGGTGTTCGCTAAAAAACTGGTGAACGATCCAATAATCTGTGTTGCTGAGAGCCAGGCAGATTTGTACCGGCAGTTTAATCCGGATTGTGAAATAGTAACTCATCCTGATGATGTGATAGGTCTTATTCCCAAACGTAATTGGATGGCAAAGCATTTCAGAGAGTTATTTATGCTTGATGATGATGTACATGCTTGTAAAGCGATATATGCCGAAAAGGGTGAGCCTTGCCGTGTAAAGGATAGGGACTTAATAACTCATATCATATTGTCTTTACATGATATAGCCAAGCTAATGGATGTGCATCTGTTTGGTTTTACTTCCCGTATATCTCCTGTGATGTATGATGAGACTGGATTCCTTTCTCTCTCAAAAATGATAACCGGTTGTTCCTATGGTGTTATCTACAACAAAAATACATGGTGGAATGAGGAAATAAGGCTTAAGGAAGACTTTTGGATAAGCTGCTATATGAAGTATAAGGAGCGCCGGATATTGACGGACCTGCGCTATAATTTTGAGCAGAAGAACACATTTGTCAATGCCGGTGGTTTGGCTTCCATTCGCAATCAGGAAGAAGAGCGTAGATCCATCCTTTTCATCAAAAAGAATTTTGGTGATAGTATCTTGTTGAAGAGTGCTACTAATAACGGGAAGGATAAGACAAAGCAGCTTGTAGAGTATAATATTTCCTGCAAATTCAAATTCTAACAGTCTGTAAAAAAGGCGTTTAAATGGCGCTCATTCTGATTGCTATTTCCGTCAATTATGATTAATTTTACTGATGTAATAAACTAAAAGTCAAATAATTAAATTGAAATTATGATTATTAGAACAGTTGGAGGATATGATTTCTATGAGGTGAGTTCTGCCATGCAAAAAGCCATCAGGCGAGCTGATACCTGTGTTGCCGGCTTTTTTGCCTTGGAGCTGTGGGCGAGTGGATATAGGGATTATGTTTGGAAGAGATTATTCACCATCAGTGCTGAGGATTGCTTCGGTATCATAACCAAAGAGATTGAGGCTTTATGGCAAGGGCATGAACTCGTCAATAAAAAGGCTCCTCAGCCGAAAGGACGCATCTTTGTCAGTAAAGCTGTGATTATCCTCTGTGAGTGTAGAAAGTGCCGGGATGCAGATCATCTACAAAACTTCATTTACGATAGGAGAGAAGTTGATATTGAAAAGTGGATAGAAGATGTGAGGCGGTATCCCATTTCTATTCCTGCCTATACCTACGATGTACATACAAGGGTAGGGAAGAAGCAAGGTCGGACAAAGGCAGAGTTCTTCCAACAGGAATTTGATGCTTTAACTCCCCGGGAGCCTGGATTATTTGATGATTTTCCGTCAAAGAAATAGTTGTGAGTCCACAGTGTAATAGCTGTGGACTTTCTATATAAGTCAAACCAATAAACCAAAGAATTATGAATAGAAAAGAAAGACAAGAGGCGAGAGCCGATAGGTACAGAGAACTTGCAGAAAAAGCTAACAAACAGTCAAACGAGGCTTCTCAGCTAAGCCGCAGCATGGTAGAACATATTCCCTTGGGGCAGCCTATACTTGTAGGGCATCATTCGGAAAGGGCACATCGCAGTTTATTGGATCGCTCCTGGAACACTTTGGGGAAATCAGTTAAACTTAGTGAGAAAGCTGAGTACTTTGAGCAAAAGGCCGCAGCGGCAGAAAACAATGATGCGATTTATCTTGGTGACGATGATGCTGTGGAACGATTGGAGGCAAAATTAGCAGATCTGGAAAAAAAGCAGGAAATGATGAAAGAAACCAATAAGATCATCCGGTCAAAGAAGTTGTCTGAAATTGAAAAGCATGATAAGCTAATTGAATTGGGGTATTCTGAGAATGGTATTAGGGAGGTCTTTACTCCTAATTACATTGGAAATATTGGCTTTCCAAGCTATTCTATTACCAACAATGGAGCTAATATCCGCAGAGTTAAAGAACAATTGGAGAAAGCCAAGCGGATGAAAGTTACTGAGGATAAAGAGTATAGGATAGGCGATGTTCGCATTGTTGAAAACTATCAAGAAAATCGACTGCAATTATTCTTTCCTGGAAAGCCTGATGAGGATGTCCGAACTCAACTAAAACACAACGGTTTTCGATGGTCACGCTTTAACGGCTGTTGGCAGTCTTACCTCAAACGCTGGCAAATAGACCGGGCGAAAGAAATCATAGGAGGTTGATCTATGACTGTTTTTCAGTCTGTACCCCGTAAGGACTGCAAGGTGTTTGCGAAATGTGGAGTAAAATCCCTTTCGCATTGCCGCAGGTATCGGGAAAACGATGAAGAGTGCAAGAAATGTACTCTCATCCGTCGCAAGCCTCAGAATCGTAAGTTTGATGCGAATGGTAGGGAGATGAAGAAATGTACCCTGTGTGGGCATTATTTCTACTTGTACAGGTTCTATGATCGAGTAATTCATCATGGAGGTAAAACGTATCACTGTAAATGTTCCCGGTGCCGTATGTGTATGTCCAAAATAAATAGCGATAGAGCTAAGAATAAAGTAAATAAGATACAATGAGCATAGTAGTAAATGTCAACGGTAAAGATTACTATGACAAAGAAGAAGCCCGTGCAGCTTGGTTTGAAGAGTGGCTAATGAAATAGGATTTTGAGTAGGATCTTATTGATTGTGAGAATGAACTTGAATACCGGAGAACTCATCCGGATTGGAATATTCCCTATGTAACGTATGGTGTCCAGAAAAAGCACAAGTGTATTAAAAAGAAGGAAATGCTGTGTTTTATGATTTTACGCTGTGGCAGAAGCGTGCCCGCACTTCCTAAACACATTGGTTTACAGTGTTATATTAGAGAAAAGCAACGTCTAAAGAAGTAGAATCTTTTAGAGACTGGGAATATACATGCCGATATCTTGTTTACTCCCTGTATATTGAGAAGAAAATGACTCTTGATAAGGTTGATAGAGTCAATATCATTAATCTATCAATGCCTGAAAGCTTGAATTTTACAAACATGACCAATTAACTGTTAAGCTAAATAAATTATCTCATTAGAATGAAATGCTGAGTAAAATTGTCGGATTATGGCAGATACTTTATTAATTTTTTCTATATTTGCGAAATAACTTTTAATTTAACATTATGGAACAGCATGACAAATCACATAATAGAGTAATTAGCCAAAATGAGTTTAATGAAATATATCAAAAGCATATTGAATGGACTAAAAACACTTTTGGTAATCTTGCTCCGGGAGATTTATCTAATACAGACTTGACCAATATTTCTTTTGAAAAAGTAGAGAATCTTGATGGCTTTAATTTTCAAAATGCCATATTAGATAATGCTAAATTCCATAATGTTAGTATGTCTAGTACAAATTTTTCTCATGCCAGTTTAAATGGAGTTTTATTTGATAACGTTTCAGGGGATTCTTGTGATTTTTCTAATGCTGTTTTAGATCATTCTACATTTATAAATTCAAGCTTTGCATGTTCAAAATTTGATAACTCAGATTTATTGGAGCTGTATATATATGGCACAATATTGAAATATTCTAGTTTTATTAAAGCAAGGATGTCCAAATGTTGGCTAATTTCAGTAAATATAAAAGGAGCTTTATTTAATGGCTCATCATTAAATGAGGTGTATTCTTATTCTATTACTTGCAATAGTAGAGTGAAAAAAATATTTAATGTAGTAAATGAAGATACTCAAAAGGATATTTCAAAGTTACAAACGAGAATTTCAGAAATTACTAAATTATTAGATACATATAGAGAACGTACTATTGGTTTGTTAGGAAATGAAACTTCGTTATCAGATGATTTATTATACAAAATAAAGCAATTGAAGAAAGAATATAATATAATTTATGATTATATTGCCATTGAGAAAGGTGAAAAAAAATTTAGCACGTATCAAGAGAAGGTTATTGCTTTATTATGGTCAGCTAGGTTTTGGAAAATTGTTCTTGCCGTTATTGCTATTTTAGGATTTATTATTTCAGCCATTCTTTTTTATGACCATGTTGTTGAAAAAATGGAGAAACGGAAGCAGGGATTTACATTTTATTTACAAAAATACCCTATTCCAGATCGTAAACTAGTAAATTTAACCCTTCTTCTTCCAGAGAGTAATATAGAAATTGAGAATTTGACTCATTATCTTCCAATTGTAATTACAAATAATAAAAATGAGTCACTTGAGAATTTGCATTTGGAAATCCAATTTTTTCATGATGGAGAATCAGATAAACTTGTTCGCGTAGCGAGTAGTAAAATTGATAGTAGTAAGTACTATTATAAACACCATGAAGAAGTATTACAAATATTCCCAGGACGTATAAATCCCTATTTAACCTATTCTATTGACGTGCCATATAAGATATATGTACAAAAAAATCTTGGAACATTGAATGACTTTGGTTATGTAGATCGCTTTTTTGTTCAGGTATTTATTACAAATGATTTTATTGAAAAGCCTTTTGTTATAAGATTTGCCGTTAATGTATTTAAAGCAAATAGTATTGAAGATTTTTTAGAAAAAGTAGATATATTAGGTTTAGGCTTTCTTATGCCACAGATTTATAAAGACAATAAAGATAATATTGAACTTTTTCCTCAAGATTTCTTTATTGTAGATAAATTGTTTGCGCCCAAAGTTACTCTATGGAATGGTGAAGCTGATGTATCAATGCATAATTCATCTTTTATAAAATACACTTATCAGCCAAAATCTTTGTTTAAAGAGCGTTCAATATATTTTTACGATGACAATAATAATCATCTTTTTGAAAGAGATTTAATACATTTAGATGCAAATAAAATTGATGCAGAAAAAGATATTACGAGAAGATTTAAAAAATCTCCTTCTAAAATTCCGGACTCATTTTTTCCTAGTAGTTGGGCGAAGTAATTAAAAATAGATATGAATTTTGAGAATATTTGTGAAAACAAGAGAGAATCTTAATTATTAAATATGATTTTTTTTGTGTGTAAAGCGTGTGAGACAGGTTCTTACACGCTTTTTTATTAACCATAATTCGATGAAAATGAAGATGATTGTAACCGGCAGTGCAGGCTTTATAGGTAAAGCGCTCTGCCAAGAATTGAGAAAACGTGCTGTTGAAGTAATCGAAATTGACCGTATGACCGGGCAAGAGGTATCCACCATCGGCGAGTACTTGAAAGATGGAGATGTGGCGTGTGTCTTCCACCTGGCAGCGCAAACCAGCGTATTCAATGATGATTTGGCGCAGATCCGGAAAGATAACATTGATACTTTTATGATAGTCGCTGATGAATGTGAGCGATATCATGTGAAACTTGTATATGCAAGCTCTTCGACAGCTAATCCGTGTAACACCACTTCGATGTACGGGATAAGCAAGCATTTCGATGAGCAATATGCATCCATCTACTGTAAGAATGCAACAGGTGTTCGGCTTCATAATGTGTATGGTCCGAACCCTCGTAATAGAACTCTTCTCTGGTATCTCTTGAATCGGGATAAAGTGGAGCTGTACAATTACGGCCAGAACATCCGTTGCTTTACTTACATAGATGATGTGATCGAAGGGCTTATCTATGCCGTTGGCTGCAATAAGCCTTTGATTAACATAGCGAATGTAGAACCGGTTACGGTACTGCATTTTGCCAATCTTGTAAAATACTACAAAAACATTGATATAGAGCTTGTTGGGGAAAAACGTGAATTTGACAATTTGGAGCAACAGGTGAATCAGGGTATCTATTTAGTACCTTTGTCCTATATGTCAGTTGAGAGAGGCATAGAAAAGATATTCGCCAGGCGGAGAAAGGAAGATCCTCAAAAAAATGCGGAGGCGGAGAAATAGAAAAGTTCTGTAAATGAAAAGCCTTTCATAATTATTCCTACAGGTTGAGTAGCTTTGATTAGTTCTCTCTCTGTAGGAATTTATAATATGTGTAGCTATGAGTGAAGAGAAAGCATTAACATTGAAACAAGAGAAGTTCTGCCATTATTACGTTGACACAGACGGCAATGCAAGTGAGGCGTATCGTATGGCTTATGATACTTTAAACATGAAACCTGAAACGATTTGGAGTGCTGCAAGCAGGCTCCTTAAAAATAGCAAGGTTAGTGCAAGGATAAATGAAATAAGGGATAAGAGGGCGAAAGAGTCTGAGGTTGAGCGTAAAACGGTCGAGAAGGTGTTAATGGATATTGTTCTCGCAGACCCGGATGATTTGCATTATATAGACCCGAAGACTGGAAAGGCTAAGCTGAGAAGTCCATCCCAGCTTTCAAAGCGTGCTCGTAATGCATTGAAGAAGATACAGAACAAGCGGGGAGAGGTTACTTATGAATATCATGGTAAGACTGAGGCGGCCCGGTTACTTGGTGCCTGGAACGGATGGGACGCGCCTACTAAGATAGACCTTACCAATAGTGGAGGAAAATCCGGTGAGCTTCGCATTGGGTTCGATGATGATAGCGTATCAGAATTATAGGACAATAAAATAGACGATTTCGGGTGTTTCTCCAGCTGTGGAGTCTGACTTATAGAACAATATAGAATGATCGTAAATTATAAAAAACTCAATCCTAACGGCTTTTATCTGCTGAAGTACTTACAAGATGCGACATTGCGTTTCATCATCTTGTATGGTGGTTCTTCGTCCGGAAAGTCCTATAGTGTTGCTCAGACAATACTTATACAGACTTTACAGGACGGTGAGAACACTTTGGTTATGCGTAAGGTTGGAGCTTCTATACAGAAAACCATCTATGAGGACTATAAAGTAGCGGCTAAAGGGTTGGGAATAGACCATCTCTTCAAATTCCAGCAGAACACAATTAAGTGTTTGTACAATGGTGCAAAAATTGACTTCTCCGGTCTTGATGATCCAGAGAAGATAAAGGGTATATCCAACTATAAACGTGTACACCTTGAGGAATTATCCGAATTTGATGAACCGGATTTAAAGCAGATACGTAAGCGCCTGCGTGGAAAAGTCGGCCAGCAAATTATCTGTACTTTCAACCCTGTTAGTGAAACGTGTTGGATAAAAAGGAAGCTGTTTGACACAGAGAAGTGGCATGATGTCTCTATGACTGTGGAAATTGCCGGGAAAGCATTGCCGGAGGAATTGACAAAAGTAAAATCCATCCGGATGAACTCTACGAAGTCGATTTTGAATCCGAGGACCAGGCAGATAGAGGAACATGCACCGGATATGGTTGTTATCCAATCCACCTACCTGAATAACTTCTGGGTTGTTGGCAGCCCGGACGGAACTTATGGATATTATGATGAACAATGTATTGCCGATTTTGAGAAAGACCGTTTGAATGATCCGGATTATTACAATGTATATGCCCTGGGCGAGTGGGGCGTCATTCGTACCGGTAGCGAGTTCTTTGGTTCATTTCATAGAGGTAGGCATTCCGGCGAGCATCCATATATACCAGACCTCCCCATCCATATATCAGTCGATAATAATGTACTTCCATACATCAGCGTATCGTATTGGCAGGTGGATTTATCCACTGGCATTAAGATATGGCAGTTCCATGAGACTTGTGCCGAGAGCCCAAACAATACTGTGAAGAAGTCTTCCAAACTTGTAGGCAAGTATTTGAAAGATATTGGTTACTGTGATAAGGTCTACTTGCATGGAGACGCTTCGACGAAGGCAGCCAATAGTATTGATGATGAGAAACGTTCCTGGATGGACTTGTTCATAGATACTTTGCAGAAAGAAGGTTTTGAGATTGAAGATAAGGTAGGTAACAAGAATCCAAGTGTAGCGATGACTGGTGAGTTTATCAATGCTATCTTTGACGAAATAGTGCCGGGTATCGAGATAGGTATTGATGAGAGCTGTACCGTTTCTATTGAAGATTACATGAGCGTGCAGAAAGACGCTAACGGTGCCATCCTCAAAACTAAGGTCAAGAATAAGACTACAATGCAGACATACGAAGAGCACGGGCATATGTGCTTTACCCCCGACACACCTATTGTTACATCGCGTGGCTTGTTGCCGATTTCAAAGGTTAAAATCGGAGATTCAGTATTGACCGAAAAAGGATGGCAAAGCGTTTATAATTCACTGTGTACCATTAGGAATTCTCAATATTTTTCACTAAATTTACAAGGTCAGAGATTAAACCTCACCTATGACCATCCGATATTTACTCATCGGGGATTTGTCCCGGCACATAACTTAAAAGCAGGAGATATTATCACTCGATATTCAAATGGCAAGATATGGCAAGAGAAACTATCACCTACAACAGCTGCAAATTTCATCGTTACCCTGATAGCGAATGTGAAAGCAATAGGAAATACTATCGCGGATGGGTTAGAATTGACGGAAAACTCGTCAAAACATACCTGCACCGATATATATGGTATCTCGCAAATGGCGAAATTCCTGCGGGCTATTGTGTTCATCATATTGATGGTGATTACAATAATAACACACTTGACAATCTCACCATTATGCTTGCTGACGAGCATGAGAAACTTCATACAGAATTGTATGGAGATGGAACATGGAGCAAAGTTCATAAGGGATTGGAAAAAGCGAGAGAGAAAGCACCAGAGTGGCATGCGTCCGAGGATGGGCAAAAATGGCATTCTCAAAATGCAAAACGTATGTGGAAAGATAAACCGATGCGTCAATATGTTTGTGAAATGTGCGGTAGAACCTTTGAGAGCAATAGCCAACACCTTCCGAAATTTTGCAGTAATAACTGCAAAGCAGAATGGAGACGATGTTCAGGAGTTGACGATGAAGAGCGCGTTTGCGCGATGTGCGGGTCTAAATTTGTTATCAACCGGTATTCTAAAACGAAGTGCTGTTCTCGGAAATGTTCTGCTGCGTATCGGCGAAATAAGTGATGTTTACGACATATCTACTACATCGCATACATTTTTTGCAAATGGAGTGTTAGTGCATAACTCTGATACGTTTCGTTATGTAGTGACAGACTTATGTCATGAAGAGTACACCGCTTTCAGCAATCGGCGAAAGAGAAACCTCTACGGCAACAAGGGTGCTTTCTCGTACTTCAACCCAGGCACTGAACATGAATATAGCAATAAGATTGTCTATGTCATGCCGAATGTCAACGGACACTTCTTGCTTGTTCAAGCGTTCAAGTGTGGCGAAAAGTGGCATCTGGTTGATGTCGTCTATCGGCAGACGTCTTCTATGGATGAAATCAAGTCTTCAATAAAAGACCATCAAGCAAACCCTTACATTGTGGAATGCTCAAATGCTTACTTCCCAATGGTGAGAGAACTTCGTGAAACGCTTCCCGACGTGAGGGTTGCTAAAGAATTCCCGGATGTGGATAAGCGTATTGCTGCTACCTCCGATTATATTAGAGAATACTTCCTGCTATCCGAAAGTAAGCTTGAGGAATCTGAAGACTATTGTCGTTTTCTGAATAGCCTGTTAGACTATAATATTGATAGTGAAAACAAAGAAGCAAACATTGCTTTGAGTGGTTTGGCGTACTACATAATAAAATACCTCTCTTAAAATATACCCTATGTAACGAGTTGATAGTTAGTTATATATGTACTATTGTACTCTTAAATGTATGTGTCAAGATGTTTTGATTCAGAAAAGCTGTATACTCTTCTGTCTATATTTGCTTCAAAAGATAATCAGATGAGTTGGAACCCTTTTAAAAAGAAATCAGATGATGATTTGAAAAATACGGCTGATAAAGAAAAAGAAATCCAGCCACAAGATACAACAGATTCTTCGGATTTTGTAGCAGAGGAATTATTTGCTAATCCTTTCGTTTGTAGTCGCAATTTCCTTGAGCTGTTCAATACCGTTCCGGAGGTATTTTTTCCTATTGACTATATCGCCTCCAGAGTTGCAGGTGCCACGTTTCAGCTAAAGAAAGCGAAAGACGATAGTATTGTTTGGGATAATCAAAAGGTAAACCAAATCCTGAATAAACCTAATTGTTTGTTTAGCTGGAAGGAAACTGTTTACTCTCATCATGTATACAAATTGTGTGTTGGCGATAGCTTTTTCAGAGCTGCTGTTCCGGAATCTTTCTTGAAAATCAAGAACCTGTGGCAATGGTGTTCCAATTATTGGGTATTGCCTGCCGATAAGGTCGAGATTGTTCCTGTACGTAATAGTATTCCATTGTTTGGCATTGCTGAAATTGAAGAAATAGTAGATTACTATAATTTGAGTTTTGGTTTCAGTGCTGGTATTCATATTCCATCTAAGCAGATATTACATGATCGTGAGGGGATTCCTAATTTATACCCGGGAGTGGGTTTCTTGCGTGGAACCAGTAGGCTAAAGTCTCAGCTAAAGCCTATAAGTAACCTTATTGCAGTTTATGATGCCAGAAATGTGATATATGTTAAACGTGGAGGTCTGGGATGGCTGATTTCTGCCAAAAAGGATGAAACAGGTACAATTGCAATGACTCCTGATGAGAAAAAAGAAATTTTGAAAGAGCATAACAAAACCTATGGAGTGGGAAAGGGGCAGTTTCCTTTTGGTATTTCAAATATTCCTTTGGATTTTCTTCGTACCAATTTGTCTATTCAAGAGTTGCAACCCTTTGAAGAGACATTAGTTGATGCAATTAGTATTGCCGGTGCTTTCGGTGTACCTGCCGAGCTTGTACCTCGTAAAGATCGCTCCACATTTAATAATCAGAAAACAGTTGAGAAGAACGTATATAGCTCTATAATCATACCTATGTGTAGTCAGTTCTGCAAAGATATCACTGAATTTTTGGGGCTTGAATCCGATGGGCTTTATATCGACTGTGATTTCAGTCATGTCGATTGTCTGCAAGAAGGAAAGAAAGAGGCAGAAACGGTTAACACAAGTATCTCTAAGAGGTGTCGTGAAGAATTCCTTTCCGGTATTATCTGTTTGAATGACTGGAGAGCACAAATAGGAGAAAGTAAGGTTGAAATCCCGCTGTATAGTAAACTCATATACGAGATGTCACCTGACGAAATAGAGAAAGTTAAAACGATGTTGAACTTAACAACAAAAAGTGTAGATGGAGAATTACAAAAACCTTCTGTGCAAAACGAAGGCAAATGATGTTGATGAAAAAGGTGTTGTTACAGTAGCTGTTAATGGCATTGGTGTTAAGGATTCACAGGATGATATTTCAATGCCTGGTTCTTTCAATAAAACATTGAAAGAGAATTTTAATCGTATGCGTTGGTTCTTAAACCATAGAACTGACCAACTCTTAGGTGTTCCTCTTTCTGGTGAAGAAAAGGAAAATAATCTTGTGATGGTCGGGCAGATTAATCTCAAAAAACAGATGGGGCGCGACACTTTGGAAGATTACAAACTGTATGCTGAGAATGGTAGAACTCTTGAACATTCTATCGGTGTCAAAGCGATAAAGCGTGATGAGGCAGATCGAAGAAAAGTAAAAGAATGGTTCATGGGAGAATATTCGACTTTGACCGCATGGGGGAGTAATCCTCAAACGTTTCTGGTTGATATTAAGTCTGCCACGAATGAGCAGGTAAAAGATGCTATAGAGTTTATCCGGAAGTCCTTCCATTTCAGGTATTCTGACGAACGTTTAAATGCTTATGATATGCAACTGAATTTAATGCTAAAAGCGCTTAGTGGTGCTCCTATAGTAACTTGTCCACATTGTGGCTATGAGTTTAACTATGATGATGTTCCAGAAGTAACTTATTCTCAGCAGGTATTAGAGCTTGCTGCGCAATATCACCGGTGGATTACAGAGGATATTGTCCGTGAGGAAATGAATAAGCTCACCCCGCAAATCCGGGAACAGATTATTGCTATTCTTGACACACAGAAAATGCTGGATGTTAAGTCTATGGATAATATCTCGAATTATGTACGTTGCCCTCATTGCTGGGCAAGAGTCTATAAAAGTAATGCAGTTATCAAAGATGAGTCAACAGATACTTCACCTAAAGGTAGCGATGAGCCGTTGAATGACACTCAGACCCCGCCAGCAGGAGCCAATGAAGTAACTGTTGATACAGAGAAAGCCGCTGATACCAGCACTTTCTTCCACACTCTGAATGATTGCTTTGTCGAACAATAAATTGAAAAAAAATTATGTCTTTAAAGAAATTTACTGTATCAGATTTTAATCTGAAAACTGACCATCTGCCGACTGAGCAGAAGTCGTTCATGGAAAACATCGCTGGTATGATGTGTGATGTCATGAACAAATCTCTTGAGGGTATGCTTTCCCCCAGTGAAGTGACTGAAAAGTTCGCCGAAGTCAACAATCTGTTGAAAGCTTACGATGGTGAAAAGTTCACTCAGCTTATCAAGGACAACGAAATCCTCGTTGAACAGGTCAAGAATTTGGGTGAAAGTATCGAGAAGATGAAACAGAAAGGCTTATCAATGGAGACTATCAACAAATTCGATGATAAATTGAATGAGATGTTAGACTCTGAAAAATTTGCTGATTTTGTTTCTGGCAAGACGCGCAAATCCGGTTCTTTTGATGGTTTCTCCTTGAAAGATGTTGTGTCTATGACCGACAATTATACCGGTGAATTATTGATTACCCAACAGCAAAAGCGCGTAGTTAGTCAGGTTTCAAATAAACCGTTGCATATGCGCGATGTGCTTACTACTTTGCAGGGTGATCCGGCATTCCCTCAGTTGGCTTATGCCCAAGTGTATGATTTTGACCGTAACGCCAGGTATGTTACCGAGAATGGTAGATTGCCTGAATCGAGCATTAAGGTTAAGGAGCAACAGACTGGCACTAAACGTTTGGGTACACATATCCGAATTTCCAGACGTATGCTCAAAAGCCGTGTGTATATCCGTTCATACATCCTTAATATGTTACCTGAGGCTGTATGGATGGCTGAAGACTGGAACATCTTGTTTGGAGATGGCAATGGTGAAAATCTGCTCGGTATCGTGAATCATACAGGTGTTACTTCTGTAGAGGCCATCATCAGTGATGCTATAATCACAGGTTCTGCCGGTTCTGTCAAGGCTGTATCAGGACAAAATGATAACAAGGATACTGTCATTGAGTTTGCCAATCCGCAAGACTTAATTATTGATGGTATGACAATCACGTTTGCCAAGGCAGCCGTGAATACTGACCTTAACAGCGCTCATGCTCTCGTTAAGATGAATGACCGTCAAATTCTCATTGAGGGTGTTGCATACAAAGGTGCTGAGACTGCCCTTGCAGAAATGACATTCACCGTGAATAATGCTGCTTTCAAGAACATCGAGGAACCGAACTCCGAAGATGTCGTAAAGACTGCTTTCGCTGTAATGACGTATGCACAGTATTATCCGAACGCCATAGTTTTGAATCCGATCACAGTCAATGCTATCGAATCTGAAAAAGACACTACCGGGCGAAACTTGGGGATTGTTTCAATGCGAAACGGTATGAAATACATTGCTGGACGTCCTGTCATTGAATATCAGGGTATCATGCCTGGAAAATATTTGCTTGGAGACTTTAATCAGGCTTCAAACTTGGTTGATTATTCTTCATTGACTCTTGAATGGGCTGAAGATGTTGACACCAAGTTGTGTAACGAAGTTGTTTTGATTGCGCAAGAAGAAGTAATCTTCCCGGTTTACATGCCTTGGGCTTATGCTTATGGCAATCTTGCCTCTTTGAAAACTGCGATCACTAAAGCTAAATCATAAAATATGAAATACATTCTTGATGGAAATGAAAAGGATGTCGCCAATGTGATTAGAGAACAACGCATTCGTACAGGTAGGGGATTGATTTCATTCACCCCTATCTCCGAATGCGGGCTTATCACCAAGGAAGACGCCCGTAAAGCGATGGATGAAAAGCTAACAGAACTTACTGCATCCGTTGAAGAGAATGAAAGTCTGAAATCGCAAATATCAGGTTTTGAGCTGAACATGAAAGAGAAGGATGCTCTCATTACTTCTCTGACTGCTGAACGCGATGGGTTGCAGGCCCGTATTTCGGAACTTGAAGCTGTTGCAGATAATAAGGAGTTGCCTGCAGGTGACTCAAAGGAACTCCCGGCCGAAGACTCTAAAGAACTTGAAACGTCTGACGATAAAACAATCAACGTAGAAGAGAAAAAGAGGGGGAGACCGGCTACTCGTAAAACTGAATAACGATGCTAATTGATGTTTCATATTTCCTCGCCGGGCCGCGGCATATTGCTAATGCGACATTAGCAGAACTTCCTTCACAAGATTCCATTGCTGTGAATGATACGATAGTGGCATATATAAAGGAGTTCCAACCTCTTTTCCTGTCAAGCATGTTGGGGCATAAACTCTCCAAAGAGGTAACAGACTATCTTGAATTGCTGGAACAGGAGAATGCCGAAGCCGAGGAAGACAGTGAGGAAGAAACTACTGTCGCAGCGGGTGAGGAAGAATCAAAGTATGAATCATTATGCAAGCTGCTACGCGAACCGTTCGCTAACTATGTGTTCTTCTATATCCTGCGTGATGCCAATACTCAGGCTACCATTAAAGGAATTGTACGACTAAAGTGTGATAACACCTATGTCGCACCGATCCAACGGCAAGTAAGTACTTGGAATGACATGGTAAAGAAGAACCGTGAGTTTGTGAGGTGGGCATCTTCGAAGCAATGTCCTTTCACGGTAAGTATTGACAGCAATTTATTAACTCCGATCAATACTTTCAACTTATGATCAATACCGATATCATAGACATATTCGCTGATGTGGTGAAGAAAATCCCGGAAGAGCTTGAGGTGATCTATACTGATAGTAAAGGTACCCGGAAGGTTATTAAGAACCTGCCAATAAATTTTGTATTCGGAAACGGTCAGTATGTTAAAGACGTACTTGATACCGCTACTAAATCGGATAAGACGACACCTTCAAAGTTTCCTCTCATAGCGCTATTCTGTCCGATTACTGAGGAAAGGAACAGCACGGATTACTTTGCAAAGGCAAAAGTTTCATTAGTCATAGCTTGCTCATCCAACCGTGAGTGGAGCAATGAGGAACGTCATATCACATCTTTCAAGAATATTCTTCGTCCGATTTACAACCGATTGATAACTGTTCTTCTGGAAGATGAAAGGTTTGATTGGGGGTATGAAGACAAGGTCAAACATGGTTATTCAGAAAACTATTCGTATGGCAGATATGGAGTCTACACTGAGAAGGGTGATGCCCTTAGTGAGACTATAGACGCCATCAATATCAAAAGTATGGAAATTACTATTAACAATCCAAATTGTAGATAAAATGAGAAATATTAGAACCTGTGAGAGCGCGTTACTTAATACTGGCGGCTCTACGTGTCAGATTGATTGGGGTAGGGTTAAAGGCTGCATCATTGTAGAGAAAGGCCAGAAGTTACCTGCTGAACTTACAAAGGAAACACTTGAAGAATTGTGCCATGCCGACCGGCCTGGTCGGGTATATCCGATTCCTTCCTTTGTAGAATATGCTAAAAATGGCGGTGAACCTCAGGTTAATGCTGTAGGTTATGGTCCAAGCCAATACAATGGAATGAGTGCTGAAACGGAAACATTCACTTTGCCTAAGTTTGATGAAACGCTTAATGCTAAACTGTTGCAGGCTGCCACCAAAGAGTGGGATGTTTATTTCTACGACGATAAATTCTTGTATGGCTACAATGATGGCACTGATATACTCGCTGGAATGTCGATGTCAACGATTTATCCTACTGCAACTCCCTTCTCCACCAGCTCCTCAAAATCCACTATGACAGTCAGCTTCTGTCATGCCGATATTGAGGATTTGTTGACGCACATTGATTTCGTCAAGCTAAATTTCAATATCAAGAATGGACTCAAAGGCTTGACAGAAGTTTCACTTGTGAGCAAAGAAGCCAACAAGTACAAGTTGATCGAGAAAATCGGCGGGTATGACCTTACTCCTTTGCACGGTGGAGCAATAGCAAAGGCCGCTGCCGAAGTTTTGAACGGTGCTACGTCTGCTACTTATGCGGATGGAATTCTTACAGTGGTGCCAGCCGATGACGGAGGCACTATCTCCCTTAAAGCTCCTTCAGTATTGTATGAGAATGGTATCAAATACATTGAGGGGGTATCTGCATGATTATTGAAGGTGTGACTTTTATTGAGCCGGCAGTAAAGGCTATGAAGAAGTCCGACTTCATTAATAAGCATATGCCGGTGATTTGGCAGGACCGCCCGGAGGATGATCGTAAGAAAATGCTTTCTGATGCATACGATTTGATAAAGAAGGGAAAGGTCAAGGAAGAAAATGAGTGATGAACGAGGGGGATGAGGGATTTTTCGCATCCCCCTTTTCTTTTAAAAGATATGGCCAGTATAGATGAAGTATATGAAGTGATCCATAAGATTAATACCGGTATCAAACGGGAATGTCTTGCGTGTATGGAGGATAATAGTAATGTGATTGAATCTCTTATACGTGAGCAACTTTACAGTGGTATGAACGGAAAAGAACGTTTGCTTCGTCCGGATTATGATAATGATCCGTATTTCAATGAACCGGGGCCCTGGTTCCATCGGGCGAAGAGTTATAAGAAGTGGAAGAATGATATTACTCCACCAATTGAGTCAGAGGTTTTATTCCTGCCACCGCGTCCGATTGAAGTTCCCAACTTGTACATAACTGGTAAGTTCCATGATAGCATACAGGCCCGGTTATCCGGTGAGGTCATGGAGATAAAGACTATTGGCTTCAACGAAGGCCCGGACATTGAAAAGAAGTACGGTAGTGAAATCTTTGAACTTGGAGATACTGCAAAGAAATATTTCTCTGAACGTATTCTTCGCCCCTGGCTGGAAAAATTCATAGCTAATAGCGGTTACAGATGAGTTGCGGTTGTGATAATAAAAAGATTATGTGCGAGTATGCTCATGTGAGCGAACTTGCACGAAAGGCTGCCATATTGGAACAGTGCATCTATGTTGTGTATAGAAGACAGGATGGTACGTATGGCTTCGATAAGGCAGGTAGTGAGATAGATGGTGAAATTGTCGAATTTAGACATTATTTGTGATGGGAGAATTTGGAATAAGTGGTTTAATAAAAGAGGGTGAACTTGAAAAGCTTGAGCAATGTGATGCCAAGTTGATTAAGATAAAGAATACTTATGTCGATGTGGCAAAAGAGCTTGCCAAGGGCATGAAAATGGAAATAGAGACTCCTAAAGAGCTTGATAAGTTGTTTGCATTATATTCGGCTCAGGTTGCGACTGCAGAGAAAACGAACACCGAATTTAATGTGACCCTTGATAAACAAAAGAAAGTGCTTCAGGAGGTTGCAGATAATTTGCAAAAGCAAGCTTCAGCAAGTGATTTATCTGCCAAAGATATGAAGCAACTTGCTGATGTTAATGCAAAGAATGCCGCTGCGCTGGAAAAGGTTGCAAAAGCTGAGTTGGCCGCTACAAAGGCGCAGAACTCTGGTAATAGCACAAGAAGAAATGCTAATATAAGTGAGGAGGAAAGGCTTCGTATAATTAAGGATGCCATTACTCTTACTAATCGTGAGGTGCACAGTATTATAGAGGCTGAGACAGCCAATAAACAATTAAGGCAAGCGGTAAAGTTACTTCGTGATACGGATGCTGACTATATTACGATATTGGCACGGCTAAATTCTACGATCGATACAAATACAAACTATTCCAAGAAAAACTCGGATGCGCAGACGCGTCAGAAATTGACAGTTGGTGCATATCGCGAGGAAGTAAGAGCTGCTATTCTTGATATTAATAAGGGCAATAATACCTTGCGAAATTTTGGAACCATAGCAGGTAATACTGGCAAAATACTAAGTACTCAGCTTGCTCCTGGATTTACCCAAATAGGAGTTGGTATGAAAACTCTTATTTCCGGCTATGTTGGTGCTCAAGCTGTAATTAGTGGGATTATCAAGCTGTTTACACTGCTTAGAGAAGGTGCAGGTGATATCGTTAAGTTTGAGTTTGCCAACAGTAATCTTGCAGCTATTTTAGGTACGACTTCTGATAAAATAAAAGATTTAACTGCGGATGCGCAACGATTGGGTGCAACAACTAAATATACAGCATCTCAGGCAACAGAACTACAGATAGAACTAGCCAAATTGGGATTTACAAAAAAAGAAATTCTTGATTCGACAAGTGCTATATTGAGATTTGCACAAGCTACCGGTGCCGAATTGTCCGAAGCTGCCGCTTTATCAGGCGCAGCATTGAGAATGTTCAATGCCGATACAAAAGATACAGAACAGTATGTTTCGGCAATGGCTATTGCTACTTCCAAAAGTGCATTATCGTTCTCTTATCTGGCTACTGCATTACCTATTGTGGGGCCTGTTGCAAAGGCGTTCAACTTTACTATTGAAGATACTTTGGCATTACTTGGAAAACTGGCTGATGCTGGTTTTGATGCATCAATGTCTGCAACTGCTACAAGAAATATCCTCTTAAATCTTGCGGATGGATCAGGAAAGCTTGCTCAAGCTCTTGGTAAACCGGTTAAAACACTACCTGAACTCGTGGCTGGACTCTTGAAGCTAAAAGAACAAGGTGTTGACTTGAATACAACTCTTGAACTTACAGATAAACGTAGTGTTGCTGCTTTCAATGCTTTCCTTACGTCTGCTGATAAGATACTTCCTTTGAGAAACCAGATAACAGGGGTAGAAAGTGAGCTGGCTGATATGGCTCATACAATGGGGGATAATGTACAAGGCGCATTGGCTAATTTATCTTCTGCCTGGGAAGCATTCATGCTATCTTTTTCTAATACAACTGGACCTGCAAAAGAATTTTTAAATTGGATGGCAGATAAATTTCGTAGTATTGCCAATGATTTAAAATCACCAGAAGAAAAGATAGGGCAAATTGAAACAGATTTTAGAGAAATGGCAAAGAAAAGAGCTAACTCAAAAATCTTGGATGCAGAAAAGGAATTTAATGCTGCATATAAAAAACTTCGTGAAGCTGGTGATACAGAAGAACAGGCTCGTACAAAAGCTGTAATACAGTTGAGTAGTAAAAGAATTGAAATTACAGCTCAAGAACGGGCGGAAGTTGAGAAGTTGAAAAAAGGAGCTCAATATTCGACATTTGAATTTGAAAATATGTCCAAATTCAAAAATGCTGCTGCGCTTATGTTTGGAGTTTATACTAAAGAGGCGGAAAAGGCGGATAAAGCCCAATTGGAATTCTCTAAATCCTTATTCTCTTTAGTCGAAAGCGAAGAATTTAATTCTGGTATAGATAAAATAATTAATAGGTATAACAAAGTTACCGTAGACGATGATACAAATGAAACCAAAACACTTACAGATAAAGAAAAGCGTGAATTAGAGAAAGCTGCTGCAGAGAAACTGAAAATTCAACAGACTTATCAGGATTCCGTACTTGATTTGATGAATGAGGGCTTAGATAAAGAATTGAAAAAGATTGGTCTTGATTATTCAAAAAAGATCACCGCAGTTAAAGGATATAGTAAAGAGGAAATTGCCACCCGTGAGAATCTGGCTAAAGAGATGCAAAATGCGGTAAATCGCTTTACGATCCAGTATAATGCCAACCGTGAAAAGCAAGACATAGCCAATTCTCTTGAAGTAGTTCAGAAGGGCTCAAAGGAAGAACTTGCATTGAAGCTTCGGCAACTGGATTTACGGCGTGAAGCTGAGATTGATGCAGCAGAAAAAACTGGTGAAGATGTCTTCGCCATAGACCAGAAGTTTGCCAGTAAGAAGCAACAGATACTTGAAGAGAATGCAGCTTATCAAGTACAACTCATTGCAGAAAATACGGCTGCCGAACAGATTGTTCGTGACCAGCAGTATCAAACTGATATGCTTGCTTTAAAAAAGCAGTTGGCAGAAAGGCAAATAACGCAGAAGGAATTTGCCGAACGAGAATATCTACTTACTTTGGATTATGTTCAGAAAACCAATGAGGCGGCTATTGATGCTTTGGAACTGGAACTTCAGGCTGATAATCTCAGTGCTGAGGACAGGAAAAAGATTGCTGAGGAACTCCAAAGATTAAAGGCAGAATTTGCTCAGAAAGAGGCTGAGGCGGAGATTTCAGCGATAGAGAAAGTGGCTAAAGCTGATGACAAGGCACATAAAGATAGAATGCGTAGCCTGCAAAATTGGTTGCAGACAGCTCAACAGGCAATAGGAAATATTGGAGAGCTCATTGCAACTGTTTACGATGGCCAGATAACCAAGATTGAAGATGAGCAGGACGCTAACGATGAAGCTTATGATCGTGATATTGAACGTATCGAGAAACAAGTGGAATATGGCGTTCTCTCCGAGGAAGAAGCGGAAATAAGGAAACGTGCTGCAAAGGAAAAGACTGAGGCTAAGAATCGTGAATTGGAGAAGAAAAAACAGGATCTTGCCAGAAAGCAGGCTATTTGGGATAAAGCTACAAGTATTGCACAAGCAGGTATCGCCACAGCGTTAGCGATTACTAAATCATTGCCTAATTTTGTGTTGGCGGCCATTGTTGGAGCTATGGGAGCTATTCAAGTTGCCACTATTGCCGCTACCCCTATACCATCATACGCTGAGGGTACGAAAAATAGCGCTCATCCCGGGGGAAAAGCTCTTGTAGGTGATGCCGGAAAGCGTGAAGTTGTCATGTATAAGGGACTTGCGTGGATTACCCCGGACACTCCCATGCTTGTTGATTTGCCTAAAGGTGCTCAGGTATTCCCTGATGTTAATGATTTCGGTCCCATTGACTGGCAGAAGGACAGCTTTTCTCCTATGTTCTCTTTCCTGGGAAATACTGATAAAGGAAGTGCTACTACTGTCTATAACGATTATTCCGGCCTTGAGCGTCGTATGGATATGACGAACAATCTGCTTATGAAATCAATGAAACAGCGTAGGAGAGAGGCTTACAATAGGGAGTTTGACTTATATATATTGAACAAATTATGAAATCAAGATTAAACGAAATAACATTAGCGCAGTTTATTGAACTGTTATGTGGAAATTACCTTGTGTTATCAGATGGCGATGAGGTTAAAGAAAACGAGTTGCAAGAATGTGCCCGTTCGTTAATTGCTTCATACCGATTTATTGCTGACAAGCCTGGAATGAGGGCTTTAATAGCGGATAAAGAGGAATCTGTGAAATCAAAGATGAAAGTCTTCTTTCTTCGTATCTGTAATATGCTTGTGTTGCAGGGAGAATTCGCGGATATACGTTCCTTACTTGTTATGATTGATGAGGATGTTTCCGGTGTGAACGATGACAATCTAAAAGATAGAGTTGCTGATTTGCTGAGATATGCTACCTTTGAACAGCATCGTAATGAGGAAGTAAATGCAGATCCGGAGAAAACTAAAGAGAAGTCTTCGCCAGATGATATACGTTCTTATTATGACTCAGAAATTGCATTTATTATGACATACATCAAAATGCACATTGATATGCATCAGATTAATGCTGCTGTGTATGCCAATATTGTAAACCAAGTGAATGTTGACATAATGAATAAGAGGGGAACATTTAGATAGTATAAATATTTTTTTTAATGCTATCAGACTTTTGATGAACTCATTAGTAATTCTTTTTACGAACTACTAATGAGTTTTCTTATGCAAAAAACAAGCATTAAATGCGGCATTGACCATTTAGGTTATTGCAAGCTGTTACAAAAACTAAACTCTATTGAGAGTAAATGTAATCGGATAATTCTTGAGTTATCCGAAGTAAAGAACCTTGTTCCCTCCAAACCTTCCGTTGATAGACTCATAGAGTCTTTGGAGCAGTCTGCCAATGATTTGTATGAGCAGAGTGTCAGGCAGCGAGAACTTGTCGAACAAAGCATAGCTGGTGAAGTTACCATGCGTATCGTGAGGAGGAATGAGTATGGACTTTGAGAAGGAAATAGCTTTGATTTATCCTTGGATCGTAAAGGTTGCAAGAAAGTATTGTTGGTCTATGCAAGATGCAGAAGATCTTGCAAATGATACAGTTTATAAAGCCTTGTTGAATAAGGATAAGTTTGAGATTGGTAGACCTTTGAAGCCTTGGTGTGAAGTGATCATGCAAAACACTTATATAACCAACTACAACCGCAAGTCCATCATTCGCTTTGTTGACTATGATGATGTCTGTCAAGTTGTATCTTTACGCTTGGCATCAGAAGGGACTTTATTTCATGAAATCTTATCGATAATCCGGCGATGTGCCTTCAAATCATGTTGCATAGAGTGTGTCTTATTATATGCTAAAGGTTACTCGTATGATGAGATAGGCCAGTTGCTCAATATTCCTGTTACAACGGTACGCAGTCGCATATCTTTTGGTAGGGAATTATTGAGGCGTGAACTTAGATGAAGTGATATTAGCAAATTCATGCTTTTATTTGTATCTGTTATAATGCGTTGATTATAATATGATTGCGCGACTTTTACCACATTTATGCAATGTCAAGATAATTGCCAACCAGTTTGCCGGTTGGCATTTTCTTTATATTCGCCGCAAAGGAAAAATGTATGAACAGATATATTCTAATCATCAATGGTACGGCTCATATTATTAATGAGGATTGCATTAGTAATTGGGATGAGATTAATATCTCGTTGAAACGGAATGATTTTAGCGGGATAATTCGTTCATTCTCTTCGAAGTTTGAGTTTACCGGGAAAGCATATAACCTTTTACTTAATGAATACCGGACCAACTATTTGAACGCTAATGCTCAGATAGAGATATACACTATTGATAACGATAGGAGCAAGAAGTATCTCTTCGGTAGTTATCTGGATTTCGGTTCATTGGAATATGATGATAGCATTTTATATATCAATGCAATAGATAGTACTCTTGCAGCTAAGATTAAGGCAAAGAAGAGTACTCAGTACGAATACCTTGTAAGTGAATTAAAGGAAGAAAAGGCTCTCAATTATGATCGTTTGTTGATGCTGAATACATTTAACTTCGACATTGATAACGATGAATATATATATCCTTCTGGTACGTCTCAGGCTAATACGAATATTGATGTCTATGTTGTAGATACTAATCCTGAAGTGTATGTCGGTGATTTTATAACACCATACCATGAATCTGATGGTGCTTATTATGGCAATACCAAAGGAGTTTTCATGAAATTGCTTGCTTTACCTCCACACGGCTTATACATGGATTTGAGTTGTGATATTACCATTTCATCCGGTACTGGATCGTTTCAAGTTGAATATCAAAAAATGGTTGGTGGAGTACCTTCAGTGGGTTCTGTTAATGGTTCACATACAAGTGGTCTTAAAGCTGGAAGCGTATATCATTATAATGAAAAAGGGCTTGTCTTGGTAGATCCGACAAAGAATGAATCTGGGAAAATAGGTATGGTTTATAGAATCTATCTCAATACAGAAGCCGGAGTAAGAATCAAGATTGAGAATTTTAAAATGTCTGTCTATTACATGGCAAAAATGCAACCAGAACGTATTGATGTCATTAAACCCGATGTACTTCTTAATCGCTTATTGAAGAGCATGAATGAGGAAAATGAGGGCTATGTAGGCGAAATAGAATATCAGGATGATACTCGGCTGTCCTCCACTGTGATAATGGCGGCAGAGAGCGCCAGAGGATTGGACGGGGCTAAAATATATACTTCATTCAAGAATTTCTCTGATTGGATGGAGGTTGTCTACGGCTATGTACCGGATATTGCTGAAAATAAAGTCGTTTTTAAGAAGCGCACTTCTTTGTTTCATTCTGAAGTACAAAAGCGCATAAGCTATACTGGAATGGATTTTAAGGTAAAAGTGAACTCATCACTTATTTACTCTTTACTGAGAGTCGGTTACGATAAACAAGACTATGACAGCATCAACGGACGTGATGAGTTCCATTTTACGAATGAGTATGACACAGGGATAACCATTACGGATAAGGCCCTTGAATTGATAAGCCCTCTTCGTGCTGATCCTTACGGAATAGAATTTTTGGTAAGCAAGCGTGGTAAAGATACAACCGATAATGAGAGTGACAATGATGCTTTCTTTGTCGGTGCTCATTTGAAAGAAAACGCTGAATGTTATGAGCTTGTACGAGAAGGGTATAAAGTATCTGGAATAATTTCATCATCAACCATATTTAACGCGATGTTTTCACCTCGATCTATCATCGAAGCTAATAAGGAATATATTGGTTCATTTGTCAAGTCATTACGCTTTGCTTCTTCATCGGGTAACAGTGATATCCGGATTAATGATGTTGCTGAGAACTTGGATATAGAACTAACAGATCCTCTTTTTACCGTGAGCACTCTGAGTATTAGTACTGCTGACGGTGGAATACCATCGGATGTGAATGCTCTTGTTGAGGTTGAGAGGAATAGCCTGCTATATACTTGCTTCATAAACGAGCTAAAATACAAGATTGGGCACTATGAAGGGGTTGATTATAATTTGCAAATTAAAAGTATTGGTTAATTATGATAAAGATATCACCATTTACTCCACTTTTCTTTAGCCCATCCTCTGATAAATTCGGGGCTGAGAGCAGGTACATACAGTTGTTTGCACCTGCCGATAACATATTCATAGAGGTTATTACCACTACTGAGTATAAGATAAATGGTTTACTGAAGAATCATGTTGATGGTACCAGCAGGGAAATCGAGTTTCAATCCTTTTCTTTGAAAGATGGTTCTACAGTCTTCCATTCAACAATCACCGGGCTGGCATCTGGTTATTATTCAATTTCTGTAGGCGATCAAGAATGCAATGTCTTCAAAGTGACGGATGATGAGCACGAGTTGGGTAAGACTACTCTCATTCGTTACTCTATGCGTAGTAATAAGCAGAGGAATGATTGCATATTCTGGAACGGTGAAGAACAGTTCTATTTTGAATTCCGTGCACCTGGCGGCTTCAAAGATGATGATTGGACATTTGCCGTCAACAATGAGCAGTTTGAAATTTCTAATGGAAATATCGTTGAACTTTTTGCTGTAGAGAGTACTCAGAAGAAATTTACTCTTGGTAATGCTGAGGGATGTCCTGTTTGGTTTGCGGAGCACCTGAACCGGATACTGTGTTGCTCGAACGTGTATTTCAATGGTGTGCGATTTGTCCGTAAGGGAAATAGTGTGCCGGAAATGACTCAGGAAATTGTGTCATTGAAGAGCTATATTTTCAAAGTGTCTTTACAGGGTATGGTTGACAATATTGATGTTGATTTCCCTGAAGGTGGTGAAGAAGAAGGTGGTGAAACAGGGGGAGGCGGGGAGGGGTACATTTATTTGATAAAGCTCAATGATACTGTTGTTCCTACTGATAGGAACACTTTTTCATCATTGAGGTTATTGGCTGAAATAGATAAAGCAATTTCTGCTAATAATATCTTGTTTATAGATACATTTCTTCGCAAAGACCAGCCAGACAGCACCGACCACCTGACAGGTTTCAATGCCGGTATAACTATCGGAGAATCCAAGAAGCAATTACTTGATATCATCCGTCTCTCTGATTTGGATATCCATCCTTCCGATACAAGCGTGTACACCTCTTTGTCCGTCGATACAATAATCACCGCGCTTGAAGACAAATATATACGAAAGGACAAAGAGGACAGTACGCTGTACCCGGTGGACTTCCTGAATGGACTACTCATCAACTCCAAGCGCATAGACGATATTATCCGCTACTACGACGAAGACAAGCCTGTGGCGACGGATGCCAATATCTACTCCGCCTTGCAGACCGACCAGAGAATTGAGGATGAATTGAACCCTCTTGAAGACAAGTACATCCGTAAGGACCAGCCTGACAGCACGCTCTATCCCGTTGACTTCATGTCCGGCTTGTCCATCAACAGCAAGCGTATTGGCGATGTCATCCGCTACTATGACGAAAACAAGCCGGTTGCCACCGATGCTAACATCTACTCCGCTTTGCAGACCGACCAGCGCATAGATGAAGAGTTCGGCAAGATAGATGACAGATACATCCGCAAGGATAAGGAAGACATAGCACATAAGCACATCACGTTTGAGGATGGCATCACCGTCTACCAGCTTGCCGAGATGATGAATGTGGACGTGAAGAATCTCGCCACCATCGCCAAGGCCGTTGTTTCCATCCTGCGTTCCTCCAAGTTCGTAGACGGTTTTTCCGGTGAAGGTTATCAGATATGGCAGGACATTGCTACCGGTGACTGGAATATGACGCTTGACCGCCTGACCGTCCGTAAAGTGCTTACCATCTATGAACTCGTATTGCAGAAGATACGTTCTGTAGGCGGCATGGTGGTAGTCAGTGCCGCCAACGGCAAGGTAAAAAGTGTGGAGCGTATCGGCAACAACTACCTTTTTACTTTTGAGGATACCAACCAGTTCCAGCCGGATGACTTCATGCGTTGCCAGGTGTTTTCTCCTTCCGGATTGAAATACTATTGGGTGAAGGTAGCCTCCGTCAGCGGCGAATCGGTCATTGTGCCGTTGTCGGAATTTGACGGCGTGATACCCGCAGCCGGTGACGAAGTGGTGTTGATGGGCAACGCCACCGACAAACGCCGCCAGAGCCTTATCCTTATCTCCGCCACCGAAGACGGGCAGCCCCGCTTCGACTGTTTGGACGGGGTGAAGTCCAAGAACCTTGAAGGTTGCCTGAAAGTGCGTGTAGGCTCACTCGACGGCATATCTGACAGCCGCTTCCCGGCAGACATGCAGCCAAGCGGATACGGCCTATACGGCAACAACTGTTTTCTCACGGGTATCTTCATGCTCTCCAACGGCAAGGATGTGATGACCATGTTCTCCATCATGGAGGGCATGATAAAAAGCGAAATCTCATCGGTGCGCAACGAGATCAACGCGAAGGACAACTACCTTAGTAACGCCTCCTTTTCCGGTGACCTGATGGACTGGTCATCCACTAATCGCGTCCGCGTGTTCCGTGTGGATAACAGGCTGTTGAGCTTCAACAATAATTTTTATGCGAATAAGGAGAACCTGGCCAGTATCACCCTTGAAGACGGCAAAAGTGTTCTCCGTCTGAAAAACAGCAGTATCACTCAGTATAACTCCAATTTCGCCCGCTATCCTAAGTTTGATGAAAAAATCAAATATGAAGAAGTGGAAGTTCCTGTACTTGACGCAGACGGAAACCCCGTACTTGACGAGTCAGGGCAACCGGTAACCGAACTTCAGGAAGTACCCGTCCTTGATGGAGAAGGCAACACGGTAATGATCAAGATTCCCCGCCAGTTCTACATCTCCTTCAACTATATGGTCAAACGGACAGGCACGCTTACCGTGTACTTCAAAAACGAGTCGTCCGATGAGAGTGGAAACAGCTACAAGGAGGAATTTGAGCCTTATGATCCTATCTATTTCGTAAAGTCGCTACTTCCGACATCCGGTTTTCAAAAGATGGAGATTGCCGGCAAATGGAATGGCAAGGGTCATTTTTATCTGGCTTTCACAGGTGACATGTACCTGTACTCGCTGGCACTTGCCGACAATCCTCTTGCCGAGATGGAAGAAAAGTTCACCATGCGCTTTGAGGCGACCGACAAGAAGATTCAGGCCAACCTCGATGAAATCAAGAAGACGGGCACCAAGCTTGAAGAATACCACAGCGAGTTCCTACTGACGGCGCGTAATCTCCAGACAAAGTTTACCGAGGATTTGTCAGATGCGGAGAGCCGTATCACCGCAGCCTACAAGAGCTATGTGAACCTGACCGCCCGTGACCTGACCGTGCAGTTCCAGGCAGACATCAATAATGCCGAAACCCGCATCACGGAGGCATACACTTCTGCCATAGAGCTATCCGCCAAAGGACTGCAGACGAAGTTTACCGCTGACCTCACCGACATGGAGGCAGGTATTACCGCAGCCTACAAGAGCTACGTGAACCTGACTGCTCAGAACCTTGAAGCGGGTTTTACCGAAGACCTGACGGACTTGCGCACAGGAGTCACAGAAGCATACAAGGCTGCTATCGACTTGTCCGCCCGTGGGTTGCGTGCCGATTTCAACTCTTCCATCGCTGACCTCAACGGCAAGTTGACTACACACACCAGCAGCTTCCACGTCACCGCCTCCAAGATCGAGGCGATGGTAACAGCTACCGACAATATCAGCAATACCATTCGCACTGCCGGTTGGATCACCACTGCGGACGGCAATAAACTCTGGGCGACCCTCAAGCAATATAATGAACTTCATGACCTTGTATCGGTTCATACCAGTAGCTTCCACGTCACGGCCACCAAGATCGAGGCAATGGTAAGTGCTACCGACAATATCAACAATACTATCAAGACCGCCGGTTGGATAACCACCGCTGACGGTAACAAGCTCTGGGCGACAATTTCCACGGTTGACGAACTCGGCAACAAGCTGACAACACACACAGGCAGTTTCCACGTAACCGCTTCCAAGATCGAGGCGATGGTTTCCGCTACTGACAGCATCAGCAACACCATCCGCACTGCCGGTTGGATCACCACAGCGGATGGCAATAAACTCTGGGCAACCCTTAACCAGTATAATGAACTGGATCAGGTCGTATCGACCCATACGGGCAGCTTCCACGTCACCGCCACCAAGATCAATTCGATGGTTGAGAGCATTGATGATACCGGCCGTAAATACTCCGCCATCACGCAGACTGTCGGTGAAATTCGTGCTGATGTAAATGACGTATCTGGAAAGTATGCGAACCTCAGCCTAAAGGTAGATGCCATTTCCGCAGTCGTAGGCGATGGCAGTACCGGATCGTTCAGCGAGTTTTTGCAGACTGTCAATGAGATTTCGGCTTCGGTAACCGAAGTGAAAAACGGTTTGGATACACATAAAGGCAGCTTCCACGTCACCGCCGATAAGATAAATGCGATGGTTTCCGCTACTGACAGCATCAGCAACACCATCCGTACTGCCGGCTGGATAACCACCGCTGACGGTAACAAGCTCTGGGCGACCCTTAACCAGTATAATGAACTGAACCAGGCCGTATCATCTCATACCGGCAGCTTCCACGTCACCGCTGACAAGATCGAGGCGATGGTGACTGCTACCGACAATATCAGCAACACCATCAAGACGGCCGGCTGGATCACCAAGTCGGACGGCAATACCTGGTGGGCTTCCAAAGGTACTGAACAGACCGCATCCGATGCCGCCAAATCTGCCATAAACGCCGCTACTGCCGCGGCCGATGCCATGACAAGAGCCAACTCCGCCTATGACAAGGCTGATGATACGGCTACTGCACTTGTCCAGACAAACTCCAGCCTGTCAGCCATCGCGGGTCGCTTCAATGCCGACGGTACGTTGAAGGAAGGTGCGGGCTGGGTAACCACGGCTGACGCCAATACCTCCTGGGTCAAAAAGGACGGCATAATCTCCGCCATCAACCAGACAGCGGAGAGCGTGACAATCGACGCATCGAAGATCAACCTGAACGGTGCCATCACCGCGAACGGCTATTTCAAAATCAACCTTGATGGCAGCATGGAGGCTTCTGCCGGAACTATTGCCGGCTTGAAGATTTCCGGGGAATCGCTGACCAACGAGGGATTTAACAACGATGCGTACATCATCCTGCGCAATGACACTCATAATACTTTTGCGGGTATCGGCGGTAACACTTTGCCGGTCACTTCCGGGATAAGAGCCGTGGCGCGGTTCTCAAATGAAGAGAGCGGCGGATTCTGGGGAAATACCAATGTAGCCATGATGGTATCCGCCAAGAATGCCACTTGGAACCGCGCGATCGTAGCCACGGGCGACATCCTTACCAACGGCTTGAATATCGGGTACGGCTTTCACGAATACAGCTTCACGGCTAATAACCAGTGGCAGAAGCCTTCCGTCCTCAAGTCGGACATCCTGTACGTGTACTTCAACTACAGCAACTGTGCCTTTGTGCTGCCGACCCTCAGAGACGTGTGCGAATCGCTGGGCATCAGCTACAGCACACCGTTTGCCATAAGGCTCACCGTCATCAGCTCGTCCGGCGACGGCAAGCTGTACGGGCGTAACAAAACCATAGCTGGAACATCCGGCAATGAATATCCGGAACTCATGTCATGGACCGGCGGTATCGACACTTCCGGCTACAACGTCAGCTCGCACGATTCATTTGAGGTCTGCCTGTTTTACAACGGGGGTAGCAGTTATATTCCAAGCAATGAAGGTGCCTATAGGGCATATATAACCGGAGCATTAAGATAACATGTATTAATATTTAAATTATGAAAACCAAGAAAGAAGAAATCAAAGAAGAGAAGAAAGTCCTTTTGGTGGACTTTAGCAAAGTGAGTGTTCAACTGACATTCGAAGGTGATCCGAAAGAACTGGATTTCCGCAAGTCTCTGGGCAATGCCATCCGTCAGGCATCCGGTGATATCGCGCTGGATGACTTCGCACGCAAGGTGTATTTTTCCGAGGGACACGTGGAAGTCCCCGAAGAGTACTTCGCGTTCATCAAGCATGTTGTGAAAGAGAAGTACAACACACCCACGCAACAGGCATTTGAATCATTATTAACCATTTAATTATAGGAGGAAAAATTATGGCAATCGTTTATTCAGAACAATTTGAGACAAAGAAAGCAACCACCAACGTTGCAGGTACCGGAGCTAACTACCGCATCGAGTACATCGTGCGTAATCCGGTGGGTGCTGCCATCAACAGCATCACCGCCACCATCTCACAAGTGGCCACCGAGGGTGAAGGAGAGACACAGACCGAGAAGCTCACCCGTGTGGGCAATGCATGTGTGGATGTCACCAATAACCGTACATACTTCGCCATCGAGCGTCATGCGGAAGTGACAGCCGACAATCAGGCAGCCTTGGCCGCGCAGTACTTCGCCGATGTGAAATCTATCCTGACCGTATAACCATGGCAGTACTTGACAGCACTCAATTCAATCAACTGGTACAGGAGGTGCGTGAAGCGCTCCTTGCCGGCTCGCAGGGTGTCGGAGAGGTCGAGATAGTCTCTTCGCTGTCCAATATAGTGAGCCTGCCCGCGCTTCGCCTGGTTGGTGCCACGGAATCGGTCGTCGAAGCCCCGCTTGAACTATTGTCTGCTCCGGCGGTGGAAGCCGCCGCCGATGCACGCAAGGCAACGGATGATGCTGTCGTGGCGGCCGTCAATGCCGAAGCTGCCGCAGACCTCTCGGAAGCCGAACGCAAGGACTTGGCGGAGATCAAGGAGCAGGCAATCAAGGCGGGTACCGATGCGGCGTCCAAGGGAGACAAAGCCTTTGCCGGGGCAATGAACGCGGAAAACGCCACGCTATATGCCATGCAGATAGCATCCTACCTGCAGACCAAGTTAGAACAGGCACAGATAGTGATACTCTCCGGCAAGGCTATGCAGGATGTCGTCGGGATGCTTGACAGCCGGGTGAAAGACAGCATCCTTATATGTGCAAGTACAAGGGAGGCAGCCTACGCCGCCATCCTGCAACTGCGTGAATTGCAGAAGCAGGTAGCGCAGGCGATAGTGGACGCATACGCCGTTTTCGACCAGATGCAGCTTTCGGTTGCCGATGCCCGGCAAGCGACTCAGGTCGCAGTCAAGGCGATGGAGCGTATCTGTGAGCTCTCAGAACGCACCGAGCAAGTCATCATCGAGTCTGTGATACAGACCGGGGAGGCAAGGCTGGTGACTCTCCGGCTGGAGACACTGGAGAAAGACTTGCTGTTATCCAAGTCCGCTGCCGACACCGCCACAAGGCTGGCACATGAACAGGCAGACAGAGCCAAACAATCGGCTGACGAGTCCGAACGCCTGAATATGGACAGCATCCTGCTTCATGAACGGCTGGATGCGCTTGCTCCAGTTCTGGAACAGGCTTCTGAGGATGCGAAAATTTCCGCTGCCGGTGCCGACAACGCCGCCGGTCACGCGACCGAACAGGCTGAAGCTGCAAGGCTGGCTGCCGAACGCTCAAATACCCTTTCCGACAATCCCCCGAAAATCATTGATGGAGTCTGGTGGAAATATGACGAAAGCGTTGAAGGTTATGTCAGTACCGGCCTGCAGGCTAAAGGAGATACCGGAAGCAGTTTCAGGGTTCTCGGCAATTATGATACGCTTGAAGGGTTGAAAGCCGCCGTCCCTGACGGCTCAGGCGTTGACGGCGTGTACGGTATCGGCTTGGAGCCTCCCTATACCTACTATGCCTGGACATTCATTGATGGTGTCTGGGACTGGAATACACAGGGGCAGTTACAGGTGCGCCCGTAAGGGTATATGATAAATATAGCTTTGGCAAGCTATTAGGTACGTGTTCTTTGAAATAATTACCTATCACCAACCGGCTTATCCATTCAACGAAAGACGATGGGGAGTGTAGCATGTCGGTAAAGCCACAAG